GGTTTACTATCATCAGGTTTTAACCATGCCTTGTCCTTATCGTATAAAGACAGGCCAAATTGATCTCCAAACTGCATCAAAGCACGTTTTCTAGCATCACTTTCCGCTTCTTTTACTGCTGATTCATATTTATCACCAATACTGCCCATACGACCATGACCAGCACCTGTGCCTTCTCTGACGATATCATCACCGACAGTAATTCTTACTCTTGCAATGTAAGTAATACATTTGGGATCATCAGAAACCAAGAATGTGTCCAGTGTTTCAGAACTCCAACCATCAAAACCGAAGATGCGGTTTGCTTCCTGTATGACGTGCCAGCTTTCAACATAAGCTAACTTCTGACCACCGCCACCTGGTCTGAAAGTGACATTTTTTTGATCAATTTTTTGATTAAGCAGTTTTTTCTGCTCTTCATTAAAACTCATTGTTCTATAGGGGTTGAAAATGCCCATCGGGGCAGGGATAAAGATTGAACTCCTGTTTGACACCAGCTTGGCCAATCATCAAGCAGGCGACATTCGGCAATCTTATCTAAAGCTTCTCTAGACAGTTTTTGCCCTTCTTGCAATGCATCATCATCAAGCTCCCATAAACCAACATCGAATGGATATTCAGATTGCACTACAAGAAAGATAAATCTTTTTGCTGATGGAATACCAGATAAATAATGAGCGCATTGTAAATGATATTTAAAGTTAGCAACAGCCTTTGCAAAGTCTCTTGGGTTTGCTCCTGTTCTACTGGTTTTAAGATCCACAATAGTTTCTTTATTCAACCAATCTGGTCTGCACTTACAGGTTAAACCAGAGGTCTTGTCGTCCCACCAATATGATTTCTCTGCAATACCAAAACTTAATAACTTCTTGGCATGGGGTTCTGCAAAAACCGCATCTCTCATCTTGATGGCATTTGCCATATCAGATTCAGTAACAGCAGTCATACCTTTTTCTTCAGCCTCCTTTGCCTCTTCCTTACCTTTTTTGGTTGTCCTTGATGATACTGCAACAAACCTTTTTGTAAGTTCATCAGGTTCAAGAACCGCACAGTGGGTTAATGTTCCTAAAAGCATTGCACTTGTAGGTTTATGTTCTGGCCTTTCAGGATTTAGAAAAGAATTCCAGTAAGCCTTAGGGCCATGAGATACCATTACTTTTTGCATTGATGCTGAGATCGCATCATCAGCATGATATTTTTCGTTTGAAATTTGGGTTGATCCTGTTGTCATTATTTAAATCCTAAATAAGTAGAGCCTTTATGTTGAAGGATTGTAAAAGTAGAAATCTTTTCGCAATCTTCACAAGAAAACTCAATAGAAATAGCACCTCTACATCTTGAGCTTGGATTTTGTTCTTCAGATGTTTTTTCAACTCTTAAATTTTGGTATTCATCAAAAATAGTAAGGCAGTCACTTTGTTGATCTTCATTTGTAGACCAGATTCGATAAGTCTGCTGATGGAGATACTCACAATTACAGAAAGGACAACAAAGAAATTCGTCATAAAAACTTGTCATGTGTCTGTGTACCTCTTTGTGTGAGGGCCATATTGCATCATCAAACGTGGCCATGTTTTTAAAATCAGTGCCTTATCCTGTGGCATTGCAACAAGACCAGCCTGTGCTAATCGTTTTAAAAATGGTGATGCGTCTGGAGAATCAATTACAGATGCAAATGTATTAAAGATTTCTTTCTCAGTCATAGTTAAGATTGGGTTGCCGAGGTCGGAGCGTTCAGGGGTTGGTCGCTTCTTCCTCGGTTTTTTATGGAAGCGCAGACCAAGATCATATTCACTCATCATTTTCTGGCAAGCTCCTCACACGCAGCTTGTATATTATTAAGGCAATGAATTTTGGTAGAACGTGTCAAAGAGTCAGTGAGCGAGATATATCCAATGCCAAAAATGCAGAGATAAAGAAATAGATGTTTCATGGGGTTGGGTTTCAGGGGCTTTCTAATAATAACTAATGTTCAACAACTGTCAACCTTGAAAAAGATTAAGTTGCTCAACAGGTATCGGAAGATTTGTCTCATCTCCCCATTGCCTGCCGATGGCATCACAAATGCCTGGGAAACTTTTACTGCGCACTTTTCCACTCTTTGCTTGTGAATACCAAAGAGGAAGTTTTTTACCACTAGGAGAAATATAAAATTCACCCTTATCAACAATCTTTGTCGGTTTCAGTTTTGGTAAGTTTTTAAGCCATAGACAAGTGGTCTTTTGAAAGCTGTCACCAAACTCCCAAGGTTGGATTATCTGATCTGGAGGTCTTATAGCAGAACTTATAACACTGATCGGGTTTTCAATAGCCCATCTCGGTATGTTGCAATTCATAAGCATACGCACAAAATCAAGTGCCTCTTTCTGCTCCTTCTGCTTTCGCCAAAAATGACGGCTACCACTGACCGCCAAATGCTGACAACTGGGATGAGCCACCATCAAATCAAATCCATCATTGATAATATCTCTCACATCTCCCTGATAATGCTTGCCCTCAGATTCTGTCGGCAGCAGATCACAACTGATTACATCATGCCCGAACCGAGCAAAACTGTCTCTGATTTGACCTGAGTATTCACAGGCTATAAGTATTTTCATAAAATATCTTCTTGCTGTCTGTCCAAAAATTTAAGGCATCTGTTTATAGATTCCAACTCTCTTCCCATAGAAAGAGTAATAAAATGTGTTTTATCAATATGCTTTTTTCTGTCAGAAAGCATACGCATCATGTAATCCAAATCTGCTTGGGTCATTTACTAAGTTCCTGTAAAAATTCTTCTGCTTTTTGTTTAGACGCAAAATATGGTGGACTATTTTTGTAAGTTTTTCCAATCCAAATACCATTTTCATCAATTATTTGCCATAACCAACATTTATAAATTGCATAAGAATTTTTGTCTTTAATTACTTTAAATTTTGTCATTTACTTAGCCTCCTCAAATTTAACTGTTTCTACATACCAACCATAAGTTTCTTCAATCGCATCAACTAATTCTGTATGATTCTCAGCATCCCATAATAAATTTTTAACTTCAGATTCAATCTGTTGCTTACCATCTTCGGTAATCGGTGCATGAAAAGGGTTTGTGTTTGAAGTGTAATCAAACTTAATCTCAGTTACTAATAAAGTCATTTGTTTTGGGGTTGATTTACTTTTATATTACATCAGGTGTCAACAATTGTCAACATATAGTATTATAGATAGGCAAAAAAAAAGGCTTAATTAAAAGCCTGTAAGATATTTGCCTTTATCTCCTCGATCTCCATTACCTATCTCGGTTGGCCATTCAACTCTCCAAGGGACTTCATTGCCATCCTCATCAATCTCTACCTCAGGATCTGCTGGTGTAGTGATTCTTTCTACCCATACATAGCCATCTCTTGCTGGTCTGTGCATTTCAGCATTATCAAGGACTCTTGCCTTGAATACGTCACCGCAATGTGAGAACCCGATTGCTCCTTCACACCATACTGTTTTTAAGTTTTCCATTGTTCCTCCGAACTAAGTATATTTATATTATATGCACAAGTGTCAACAACTGTCAACAAGGTTTCATTACTTCTACACTAAATCCTTTCTCTTTCAACTCTTCAATCCTGTATTTCTGGATTTCACTTAACCTTCCCTTCGGCCCTTTGACCTCAATAAACTTGACCTCATCTGGTTTCATACAGATCAGATCAGGTAAACCAGCTTTGTTGCACATAATTAATTTGATTACTGTCCACCCTTCTTTCTCGTGCCTGTCGATCAGCTTCTTCTGATATTGAGCCTCTGTCATTTCTGTAATGCTTGATCGTATAGCTTTCCTTTGATTGTACTACCTGATAAACTTTTGGCTCGATTCCCTTCTCCGCAAAAATATAATTTATTTTATTTTTTCTATCCCTGCCAAGAAAACTGGCTCTCTCTCTGCCCTGTAAATAACTAAGTGCAGAATAATCTATTCCCAAAAATATAAGATGATCGGCACTGCTTAGATTAACACCCTCACGACAACTTTTGACCTGACCGATAAAAACAGAATCGCTTACGGCATTGAATATATCTGGATCATCTGTTGCCCTAGCACCAAAACTTTCTCTGAGCATTTTACCTTCAGCGATAAAACAATATAAAATGGCAATCCTTCCACTAAAGTTATTCTTTATATATTCAATTTTGCTTTTATCAAATACAACAGCACCATGATTCTCCGTGATCACATGGCCATTATAAATCTGACGTAATTTGCTCATAACTTTAGCCCCTGTATCAGCAACCACTAATCTTCTGCCAACTTTACCAATAACACCATTTTTTATAATCCGTAATGCCAATCTATAAGTCCTTCTCGACATCTTTACAAGATGCACTTCTTCCTCAACCTCTTGAGTAAAACCTGCCTCCTTTTGGGTCATCTGTACTGTATAAGGTTCAATATCTTTCAATATTCTGCTTTGCTTAGCATCTGAATAATCTTTAATAACAACACCAGTACCAACTCTTTTTTCTTTTACCTCCACATAGTCACTAGCCCATCTATAAAAGTTCTGATATTTACTCCATAAAAAAGGAGTTAAAGACCACTGGTGATAAAGCTGACTGAAGCTTTCAGGGCTTGGTGTTCCACTCATCAAAATGATGCTGTTATATCTAAGCTGCAAGATATTCTGATATCGTTGAGATGGTTTTGGAAATGCACCAACGCTGTGAGCCTCATCAACGATGATCATATTCCAACTTGTACCCTTAAAATTTTTTAACTGTTCAAAGTTAGTTATGGATACTACCTTTTCAAGATTCATCTTTTCTATATCACTTTTTATACTAGGAATTGCCTTTTTCTTAGTAATTACCAACACTTTTTCAAGTGCCATATTCTTTACAACAGACAGTGCCACCATTGTTTTGCCTGTTCTACATTCTCCACTTAGATAACCGCATTTCTTGATCTGACAAAGCCTGGTCAACTTTCTACTTGCCGCTTTTTGATATTCTCTTAATTTAACCATTGACCATACTGTATATGGTGGTATCTTACCCTATAGTTACACATAAACAACCCTAGATATGGAACAAGAGCAAACATTAAAAACAATTAATATTCAACTCTCGCAGGGTCAGATAAAATGGCTTGATGATAACAAGGGGTCTGAATCAAGATCTTGTTTACTCAGATTAATAGTTTCTGAAAGAATGGAGCAGGCTGCATAACAATGGATATAAAAGAAGAACTGCTTGGCCTTCCCAAGCACTGGGGTTTTGTTGCCGTTCAAAATAAAAGACCCTATCAAAATGATTGGCAGAATAATCCACTCACACGCTCACAACTGTTCAAAGAAATATCCTCTAAAAAATCTACAGGGATCGGTGTATGCTGTGGTGTGCCTTCAGGTGGCCTTCTTTTCTTAGATCATGATGGCCCATCAGCTGCAAAGATATTAGGTGAATGGGGTTTTTCTCTCTCCTCTCTACCTCCATCATGGATGGTCACATCAGGTCGGGTTGGTAGATTTCAGATAATCTATCAAGTTCCAGAAAAATATTGGTCAAAGATAAAGACACGCAAATTTCAGACAGGGGTAAAAGATGAGGATGGTTCTGTTGAACAGATTGAACTGCGGTGGAATGGTACACAGTCAATAGTATCTGGTAAACATCCAAAGACTGACGGCTACAGGTGGATGGAAAATCGCTCGCCAAAAGATTTAGAAATTGCAGAAGCTCCCTTACCCATAATCGAAAAGATGATGGAGCAGAAGAAAAAGACAACAACCTCACAGATACAAACTCTAAATTCAGATACAGATAAAGCACGTTCTCTTCTTCAATCAATAAATCCAAATCGACTAGATGATTATGATGCTTGGCTCAAGATAGGCATGGCTGCTCATTCAGTTGGTGATAATTCACTACTCTACGATTGGGAACAGCTATCACAAAAAAACAGTAAATATCAATCAGGTGAGTGTGAAAAGAAATGGCAATCCTTCAAGTCATCTGGGGTCTCTCTAGGTACTCTCCAAAAGTTTGCTTCAGAAGATGGTTGGACTCCACCGCCACGATCTTTTCCAACCTCAATAAAGCCAACAGAAGAACCAACTCCAGTTCCCCGAAAATTAGAACAACTTACATCACAGGAACTTATAAACTTTTTACGCAACCTCAAACAAGAAATAAGATTTAATACCTTTTCCCATTCAATAGAAATGGATGGCAAAGTAATAAAAAATATTGAACTTTTTTACCTGACACTTGCAGAACTTGGTTATAAAGTGCCAAAAGAAATGGCCATTGATTGCCTTTTAAAGGTTGCTCATGAAAATGAATATGATCCTGTAAAACTATATCTTGATCACTGCTATAACGAAATCCAACCAACTTACATTGAACGGCTTGCCTCAACATATCTCAGGCCACAGGATCAAAACCTTAAAGAACCAACAATATATGATGTGATGCTCAAACTTACTCTTATCAACGCAGTAAGAAGAGTTTATATACCAGGTTGCAAGCATGATTCGGCAACTGTTTTACAGGGTTCACAGGGAATAAAAAAATCATCATTCTGGCAGACGTTGTTTGGCCCCTTCTTCTCAGATGCCCTTGGTGATATTTCTTCAAAAGATGATCTTCTCGTCCTCCACCGTTCATGGGGAATGGAATGGTCAGAAATTGATGGGGTAACAAGTCGCAAACACGCAGGCACAATAAAAGCCTTTCTATCAAGGTCAACTGACCTTCTTCGAGTACCATATGGAAAATCCGTTGAAGAGTGGCCAAGGAGAGGAATTATTGTTGGATCAACTAATAAAGAGTCGGGTTTATTAATAGATGACACAGGTAACCGAAGATTTCATATAATACCCTGCACTACAAAATCAATTGACCTCGATTCCTTACAGCTTGAACGTGATTCCATCTGGTCAGCTAGTGTTCATGCATTTAAAAATAAAGAATCGCACTTCTTATCGTTTGAACAGGAAAACCAGATCGAAAAAGAAAACCTTGGCTATATGGTTGATTCGCCTTGGCTCTCTGTAATAACCAACTATCTGAACGATCCAGCTAATTCCATGAAGGATATTACAACTGAACTTTTATTATCAGAAGCAGTCGAGAAACCAATCGAAAGACAAACAAAATCTGACATCATGACTGTCTCATCCATTCTCAGATCCCTACAATATGAACGCAAAAGAAAACGCATACAGGGAACACCAAAATGGGTGTGGTTCTCACCTGTTCTTTCACCTGTTCTCACCTCTGGGAACGCTTAAAATCCTTGC